TTTTTTGCATTTTCTATTTTTCTTCTAGCTGCTTTTTCTTTTTTTAATCTTTGTGTTTCTTTGTATTTTTCTTCTTCTAATTTTCTGATTTTTATGAGATTTTCTTCACGTTCTATTTGCTCTTTAATAGCAATTTGTTCTAATTTATCTTCTTCGTCATGTGTTACCAATATATGATTTGGATTTCTTTGAACCCAATTTCTTAAACGAAATTCTTCTTCTGTTGTGACTTCTTCCCAATCGGAAAATTGTTTAGCGACAAGTTTCGTCACATCATCGTAATAATCATTATGGTACGTGCGTACATTTATATTTTCACATTTGAATAATTTAACTTTAATTTTTTTCATAAATTGGCGGTGCTGACGGGATTCGAACCCGCATCATCTATCGTGACAGGATAGCAATTTACCAGTTAAAATACAACACCAGAAAGTGGAGGATGAATGAGGACTTGCACCCCAATCTAGGTTCACTAGATCATTCTGTCTTCCAAACAGATGCAGCTCGCTTGCCTGCTTATTCATCCAAATTGGTGGAGATGGTGGGAATCGAACCCACAACAGTCTGATTGCAAGTCAGTCTCGCTAGCCTTAGAAACATGCACCCCCTTAATAAGAAATGGTGGGGCTCCGAGGAATCGAACCTCCTGCCGAACCACCTGACATATAACGGCAATGGATTTACAGTCCACCGTCAGGAAAGAACCCCATAAATGTTTTTTGTGTGCTACACTAGGAAACATCGATACATTTGCATCTACTAAACCTCATTGTTAGATTATTTTTTATGCACTATCAGCTTTTGGCTGATGTCACATTCTGTGAACCCTTGGGCGCTTTATCTAGGTGCTCCCTCGTCGTGAACCTCTTTGTTTTAAATTTCTTTTTTATTTTAACCGCGGGCGTTTTTTGATTCACGCGGTTTTTGCGAAATTTTTATCGACTTTCTTTTATCGTCGATCCAAAGAGCTGACACCAACCCTTTGGCTGCGCAATTCCGGATTCGTATGAATCTGACGGATTTGCCCAGTTGGCGACCATATTTCGGTCGCAAGGGTATGTATAAATTGGTGTCATAGACGTTCGTGTTGTTATTTATAATTATACTAGCGGGTGTGATTAAATCACGATTTTATTTATTTTTTTTAACCTTTAACCAATTGCTGCTGGGCAATTTCATAAATCCGATTAAGGACTTCCCAAGCAGCATCTTCTGAGCCACCTTCAGTTTCTGAAATGAGATTTATGATTGCACGGAATGCATCTTTATCTCCGTTGCTCTGTGGCATCCCATTGTTCTCATAGATCTTTTTGTATCTTTGAATTATCTTTGAATCCATATTTCTTTTATTCTATTTGTCAATATACTATCACTATGCTTTGAATCCTAGCGACTTCGTCGTTATTATGCATTCTAGTGAGTAAAAAATCAACGGGGAATTTTACTTTCCAATTGGAATTAAATTCATAATAATTATTTATGCTGATTGAGGTAAATCTTTTGGCCAAAAGCAAATAAACCTTTTACCATTTGCCAGGCTTTGTTCCATATTAGAAAGTAAATCATTTGCTTCTTGATAGCGCCCTGCATCTTTAAGAGCCTTTGCAATCTTTCTTGCTCTCACTCTTCCGGTCAGCTTATATTTCTTTAAGCGTTGATGATCTTCAGTAATTCGATATCCATATACTCTAAAAACTTCCTCGGCTGACATTGGCGGTTGTTCAAGTCTCCAAATGGCATGATATTTCCTTTTATCATCATCCATCATGTAATTCATACAATATACCGATTTGCCATCCTGGTCTATCATATTGATTCTATAACGACCAATGCCTTTGCGATTATTACCAGTTGCTGTGAATACAGCCCTTTGATTAATTGCGATCGGTTCGCCAGTTTCACAATCAAAGACATAAGCACCAGCAGGTGCTGAAATCTTCATTCCTTTGAAGATTTGATGTCCGCCATTTTCTAATTTAACATATGCCATATTAAATCTTACAAATATAAACGTTTTGGGTTGTTTCTGCAAAACAATTACGAATGATCTTTTCTACATTGCGCCAATCAGCACCACCAAGACCACAACCAATCTTATAAGGAATGTAAATGTCTCTTTGAATATTTTTACAGATCCATTCGAAACCACGAATCAATGCGGCATATTCGGTTTGCCGAACAGATGTGCCAATTGAGAATTGACCAAACAAATTACAAATAACTAACTCTGGATCGATTTCAACAACAAAAACGGATCCCATCAAGGTCACGGATCTTTGATTGATCTCAACGTGATTTTTATATAGCTCGACATTGAATGGAAATTTATTGGCAATAGCCCCAGCCAATCCACCAGCTGCACCAATGCAATTAACCGAATGGACGATTGCTCCCTTGGTCACTGTTAAAATATCTTTTGAAATTGTTGTGATCATATTTAAATATACAATCGGGTGTAGTGCATCACAACAAAAATTAGTTGCAGCACTCACCACCTCGCCGGATATTGTGTCATGCCCAAGAAAGCAGTTCCATTCAAATTAGACATCAATAAGGTCAAAGAAGATTTCTCCAAAGGGAAATTTCCATATAAGATTCCTTGCTCGTCATGCCAAAAGCTTTGTGGTAACACATCAATGGAAATCTTTAAAACCCGAATTGAGTCTTATGGGTCTATTGATAAGCTGTATGCTAATTATGTCTGCACAGACTGTCGTAAGACTAAAAATGTAATTCCAATCAAGGAAAGCACCAAAGACCAAGTCATATCCACGAAGACCGGAGATTTTATTCCTAAAGAATGCCTTGGCCGTATGCCAGACGGTTCTCTTGATTATTGGTTTCGACATCCTCTATATCATCTGCCCCACAATCAAAGGAAAATGATCGAAATGTGGGATGGATATGTCACATTTGAAAAAATTAACCAACCAGACTAAGTATGTATATCAATTGGCCGTATATTATAGCTTTAACAACTATGACCTTTCTTATCTACTACGCAATGAAACTTCTTGTTAATCAATGAAAAAACTATCTCAGAAAGAAAGGATGGACATCACACTCCGCATGTATGGTGACAAGCACCAACAATTCAGGAAAAGCAATCCATCCCCAAGTGAAGTTAGAGCTGCTAATATTAAGGTTGTAGTAGCCCAACCAGAATGGCAACGCATTCGTCATAGCTTTATTGGTACCTGGCAAGATACGCCAAAAGAAAATGTACAAAAGATGAGAAACTACGTTGGATCAATGACTGATCCAATTAAGGTAAGGCAAGTATTGAATTATGTCACGTCTTCCGGATTTAGAATTGGCATCATCAGCCATCCATTTATTACTAAATTCAGAGAAGAAATCCGTGAAGCATGGTCTCGACTCCTAGAAAAGGAAAAGTCGTAATATCATGCGAACAATTTATGAACACGACTGACGACAAATTATTTCTTTCGAATATGGATGTTGTTCATCACATCCATGAAGTAAGAAATAATTTATACGCAATCATACAAAATCTTGATCAGAGGGCTCGGCTTCATGATCAAAGCAAATTAGAATCACCCGAGCAAGAAATATTCGCATCTACATACGGCGAGTTAGAAAAAACCGAATATGGCACTGATCAGTGGAATCAGTTAGTTAATAAGGTTAAACCTGCAGTCGAACATCATTATCAATGCAATAGCCATCACCCTGAACATTGGAAAAATGGTATTAATGATATGTCATTAATGGATGTTCTAGAAATGATTGCCGACTGGTGTGCTGCAGTACATCGAACTAAAGACGGAGATATCAATAAGAGCATCGACATTAACGCAAAGAGATTTGGCATTGATGAACAGCTTTGTAACATTATGAAAAACACTATCAAAGAAATGTGTAGTTGTGGATGTAAGGTGCCTTGATTCCTAGTAGCATTACGTCTTAATAGATATATGCAATTTGTTATTAAAGTTACCACCCAAGACGGAGCTGAATTTATTTCCCAAGTTCAAGAAATCGAAAACGAAAGCGCATTCGAGGTTTTCAAAAATGTATTCATTGAAAAGCTTGGTTCCGGTAATTTAAGTATTATTGACGACGATGGTGATTACAGCATTATTCCACAAACTATTGTGCAAACATCAATAGTCCAAATTATAAAAATAAAATAATTTTTTCTCAGTATACTATTATTAAGATGTTGTAAATAATTGTATATGTACCTCGAGGGCATTATCATTTGCGTCAACTATGCTGATTTTTTGGCACACACATTGCCTCATAATCGAAACCAGTTCAATAGCTTAATTGTTGTTACGGATACTAAAGATACACGGACTAAGGATGTATGTGATTACTACCATGTCCGTTGCATTCAAACCGATGTCTTCTATGAAAATGGAGACAATTTTAATAAAGGTAAAGCCATTAACGAAGGGCTTAAACACCTATCGAAACAAGGATGGGTTCTGCACCTAGATGCCGATATATATTTACCACCCCTTACAAAGTATATTCTTGACAATCTCGAAGGCGAACTAGAACAAAATAAGATATATGGCGCTGATCGTCTAATGTGCCCATCATATAAGGAATGGATTCAATTTCTTGATATGCCTCGACACATCCAAGAAAGCTATGTATTCATTCATCTAGATGCATTTCCGATTGGTGTTCGCGTCTGTGAATATAATAATAAAAATGCAGGATACGAACCAATTGGATATTTCCAACTTTGGCATCCTAATGCATCTGGTGTAGACAACTATCCGACACAACATGATTATTGTGATCGAACAGACGTGCTGCATATTAAGAAATTTCCAAGACATCGCAGAGAACTTTTACCAGAGATTATTGTCATTCATCTTGACAGTGACAAGAATGCAATGGGTACAAATTGGCAAGGGCGAAAGACTCCTGCATTTGGCAAGGAAGACGTAAAGATAGAACGCAAAATGAATTTCCGTCGTTGGCTGGGAAAAATTAAAAACATTTTCAAAAGAAAAAATCAAAATGTTGTTGAGATGCCAGACACCCCTCTTTATATTGATGAGGTTTAACAAACAAAAACAAAACAGTAATCAATGGAAATCGAAAAACTAATTGAGAAGGTTGAGTATTGGGAAAAGACATACAATACCTATTTGCAGTACAAAGACGGCACCATTCCAGTGCCAGAGGTTCAAGGGTGGTCAAAAGATGACATCATCGAATTGCAATATGATAGGCTCTTGAGTTTGAAAACAGAAATTGTCGAGGGCTCTTATGGGTATGTTAGAGTCGATGCAATGCCATCCGATCTCGATAGTAAAATTCAAAAAATTAAAGAATTTGTTTGATTTAACACACACCACATTTTATTATAAATTCTATGAAAAACAACACAATCAAAACCCGAAAGACAATCAATCGCGAATGGTATCAAAGTGAAAATGTAAGGCCGAAGACCTTCCATTTGGAAGTTGAACGTGATCCTCGTGGTGGTTATCGACTTCTTCGTGGTGAGGTTATTAACCAGATTAACCAGCACAAGCAAACCTGTCAGCGTGTCGATCTGCGAGACCTGGCCGCAGATATTAATGACAAAGGCGGAGTGTTTGCTCTCTGATATCGATTAAAGATCACAGAGGGTTCTGCTGATATCATCCGGCAGAGCCCTTTTATCCTCTCCTGCACTACGGGAGAGGATTTTTTATGCTCAAATATCTTGTGCATCACACCACCCGCTGTTATATTATTGAAACCCAAACACACTAATAAATGAAACTCAATTACAGCACTACTTCATTGATTCCTGTTTCGGATGTCGAAATTCCGGACGTATTCTTCCGCAGAATGCGAACAGACGTCGAAGTCATCGACCGACTGTTTGGCGGTGAAGGCATTCTCCCTGGTATGGCATTCACCATCACTGCGGCACCTGGTGTAGGTAAGACTACATTGATGCTTCAAATCTGTGAATGTTTGACTGAGCAAGGTTATGATGCAGGATATATCACAGGTGAAGAAACGATCACAATGCTTGCATACACATGTAGGCGGCTCGGTCTGAAGAAAGTTCAAGTCTGTCATGAAACTAATATCCATCAAATTTGTAAGATGATGGAGCGGCTTGATTTTATCATCATTGATAGCTTTGCTAGTCTTGTTGGTAATAATGGTGAAAAGCTGCGGGACGATGAAGCAATCAATTTGATTGTGGCATCTGCAAAGCAATATGAATGTGCTGCAGGTGTGATTTTGCATCATACTAAGAAAGGAGGATATAAAGGTTCTACGGTGATTCCTCATGCTGTTGATTGTAATATTTCTATTGAAATCAACGAAGAAGCAGATGATCATCGTGATCTTAGCACATCAAAGAATCGTTATGGCAGTCCATATCATGGTGTAGTCCGTATGAATTCAAATGGCTATGATCTTACAAAAGTTGTAGATGGTAGTTCATTTACAACAAAGAATGCCAAATCCAAATCAGTTCGCAAAGAAGATGCAATCCTTTCAATGAAAGAACCACCGGCTATTACGATTAGCAGAGTTGTTCAAGAATTGGGGGTTTCAGAAGCTTATGCCCGCCAAATGCTATACAAGCTTGCACGCGATGGTAAGCTGATTAAAATTGGTTCTGGTGACAATGCGATCTGGAAATTTCCAGTACAATAAATATGAGTGCGAAAAGACCTATTCTAAAACTTAATGCCAATTACATGCCGCTCGAGCCGGCATCATGGACTGATGTCATGGTTGGTATCTTCTCGGGGGCATTCGTCCCGCTAGATATCAATTATGCACAGAATGATGATGGTAGCTTTGATGATTCGCAGATCGAATCGTTCTATGCTGTAAAGCGTTGGAAAGATTGGGAACAACTTCCAATTCGTGTTTGTGCTGATTATGTCCAGACTTCAAAAGGACCCACCAGACTACCGTCTGTGATTATATGCAGTCGGTTTGATAAAATCGTATTGAAGAAAGGCAGATTTCCCACAAAGCAAAACATCTTTCGCAGGGATAATTTTACTTGCGGATATACTGGCAAAAAACTGCAGAAGCATGAACTAAGCATTGATCATATCCTTCCAGTATCGAGAGGAGGCCAAAACACCTGGGAGAATTTAATCACATGCGATAAAGCGATTAACAATTTTAAAGCAGATCGTTTGCCTAATGAATGTGGTTTGAAATTGCGCTGGAAGACTACTAAACCAAAGGATGGTTTGGTATTTGATGCGCTTCGCGACGACTGGAATATGTTTATTCGTTAAACCTGTTGATTCAATAGAGATCCTGTATTATTATACACAATCTTTATGAAAGCTCGTCTCATTACAAAAACAGCAGGTGTTGCAGAATACGAAAACAAATCGATCGATGAAATGGTCGTTGGCATTGCGCGTCTATCTTCGTCGCGGGATGTCAACGACCTATTTAATGAACCACATAAGTTATTACGTCATTGCTTGAGAGAAGGTCACTGGTCAGTCTTTGCAATGGTTAATCTAGGAATTGAAATTGAGACTTCTCGTGCGATTGGTCGCGAGCTACTGCGCCATTGGAGTCTGCAACCACAAGAGCTTAGCCAGCGATATAAAGCGGTTCATGAATATGAGCCCATTGAGCTGAGACAGCAATGTACTAACAATAGACAAAGTTCTACTGACATTATTGATCCGTATATCTTCCTGTCAGATAGTGATATGCATACAGATGAAACAGGCCGAGCTTCTAACAAAATCGAACAGCATATTGAACAGACGTTTCGTTTGTATAATGAGTTATTGAATAACAGGGTCGCAAAAGAATGTGCAAGAATGATATTGCCAGAAGCTACTACGACAAAAATTATTTTCAATGGCAAGCTTCGAGATTGGATTACAACCTTAAATAAGAGGCTTTATAAAACAGCACAAAAAGAATGTAGAGAAGTAGCTGAAGCTGTAAGAGATATTCTAATTCAGGAATGCCCTATTGTCAGTAAGATGTTGTGGAATTTTGAAGATGCATATGACATTGAAATTCTCGAAAGAGTAGTTCTTGATCGTTGGGGTGTATATGATCAGATTAAATCAAATGGATTTAAGCCAATTAAAAAATCATAAATCAATTAAAGGTGATGTCGGTTTGGGTAGATTGTATCTGAAAAAGATCCCAGATATCTTTCAAGGTGTGGAGGTGCGTGGTGATTTCGATTGCTTCAGCAATCAACTCACTACTCTTGAAGGGGCTCCAGAGAAGATTGGTGGTGGTTTCTATTGCGATAACAATCAACTCACTACTCTTGAAGGGGCTCCAGAGAAGATTGGTGGTTATTTCCATTGCAGTGACAATCAACTCACGTCTCTTGAAGGAGCACCAGAGCATGTTGGTGGTGATTTCTTTTGCAGTAACAACCAACTCACTTCTCTGAAAGGAGCACCAAAGTATGTAGGTGGTAATTTCCTTTGCGATAACAATCAACTCACTTCTCTGAAAGGGGCTCCAGAATATGTTGG